ATAGCTGACCCGGGTCGTTCCGCTGGCATAGGCCCGGCGCAGCGCCGACAGCTCGGTTTCCGTCCAATCTGCCATCAAAACCATCCTCCACGCCGTCCGAGCCAGTCGGACTGCCGTTTTCCCTGCGACGTCTGCGCCTGGCGATTGATCTGCCCTGCAGGATCCGTGGAGGTGTCGGCGACCCCAAGCTGATCCTCGAGGTCGCGCCATTTCTCATCCGTCCAGCGATCCGCCCCCGCGATCCAGGCGGCCGCGCGGGCATAGACCCTGCAATCCAGCGCTTCGTTGCGCTCGCGCAGCTTTTGCCATTCCAGCCGGGCGAAGCCGCGCTTCGTGCGCACGGTGACAAGCTGCTCGGCGACAAACTGCTTCAGCCATTCATTCTCGACCCAATGCGGCAGGTGGACCGTGCCAGGTGAGAATGCCGCGCCGTCGGCGCGTTCTTCGTCGGTCGGTCGCTCAAGTCGCAGGAAGCGATAGGTCTCGGCCTTGAAGGTCGAGACCGCCACGGTCCACAGCCGCGCCCCGCGCCGCAGGCGCTTGCCGCCCTCGGTCGCGTCCACATAAGTCGGCCCAGACACCGGGCTTGCCCGATTGAACCCTTCGACACCTTTGACCGGGGCCACCTGCGCGAAGCCTTGGGCTCGCGACCAGCCGTAGACCGCCGGGGCTTCATACCCTGTATCGATGGCAAGCCGCGCGATCTTCAGATGCGCGCCACGCTCATGCGGCCATGTCCGACCGAGCAGTTCGGTCAGGTCGCCCCAAGCCTCATGCCGGTCGGGCCCGCCTTCGATCACGATGTGATCTACCAGCCAACTCTCGAGGCCACGGCCCCAAGCCCAGACGTCGATCTCGATCCGGTCTTTCTGAACGTCGGCTCCAGCCGTCAGAAACAGCCCTCCCGCAGGGACGATGCCCGGTTTCCAACGCTCGCGCCGGTCATAAAGCCTTTGCCAGTCCGGCGCTTCACCGGTTTCAACCCATGTTTCACCGAGGATCGTGTTGCGGAACGCCTTGATCGCCTCGTCCGACCCCTGCGCCGCGTCCCAGGCCCGCACGATCCGCTCCCAGCTCAGCCAGCCGATCGGCGAATAGAGCGCCGAGAGGTGATAGCCGACCGTGTTCGGATCGGCGGCGACGGCGGTCGCCCGCCATTCGCCAGCCTCCAACATTGCCGTCTTGTGATGTTCGGCGATGGGCTGTTCGCAACCCTCGCAATGATATTCCGCAGTCTCCGGGCGACCCTTCTGCCAGCGCAGTCGCTCAAACTTCAGCCATTGCTCCTGTCCGCAATGGGGACATGGCACGAAGAACCGGCGCTGGTCGCTCGCCTCGAACTCGCGCTCGATCCGGCTCAGCCCGCGGATTGTTGGCGTAGACACGAGGAAGACCTTGCGCCGATGGGCGAAGGTCAATGACCGGGCCTCGGCCAGCGTGACCGGATCGCCTTCCTCGTCGGCCGAGGCCGGATAGGCATCCACCTCGTCGAGGAAGATGTAGCGCGCCGGGGTCGAGCGCAGCCCAACCGCCGAGTTCGCCCCTGTCATGATCAGGATGCCGCCCGCGAATTCCTTCGACAGCATGGTGTTGCCGGCGTCGCGGGAGCGCGCCGGTTTGACACGCTCCCGCAATTCCGGGCTCTCGTCGATCAGCGGATCGATCCGCTGGCGCGAGTTGCGTTTCGCCAGTTCCACCGTTGGCTGGACCGCCAGCATCGGCCCCGGTGCCTGGTGGATGGCAAAGCCGATCCAGTTGTTCCCGGCCTCAGTGGCACCGACCTGCGCGGCCTTCATGAACACGATCCGCTGCGTTGGATCGCCTGGCGAGAGCCGGTCCATGATCTCACCCATATAAGGCGTGCGGGCGGTGCGATACCGCCCCGGCTCGGCCGATGCGCGGCCCGACAGCATTCGGTGCCGATCTGCCCATTCCGACACGGCCAGATCCGGATCCGGCGTGAGGCCAGCACCCCAGGCGCGCAAGATTTCCGCTGCGCCGTCAAAATCCAGCATATCTTCCGCCTCACCGGAGGTCGGGTTTGACCTCGGCAAGATCGTCGAGCTGGGCACGGACATGTTTCTCCAGAACCTTTTGCATCGTGGCGGGCTCGACGCCCAGATCAGCCGCCATCAGCGCCGCCGCCCGTGCGGGCCAGTTGACCCAGACGTCGCGCTCCTGTCGCGCCAGCCGGAAGACCAGTGACAACGCGCGAGCCCGGTCGATCAGTTCACCTTTGAGCTTCTGCAGCCGGAGGCGGCGTTCCTGCGCCTTCAGCACTTCATTCGCAGTCTTGGCCTGCAGGAACGTGGTGCCGCTGCCGACCGGCGGTGCCCCCAGACCCTGTTCGCGCAGGGTTTCGCCCACGGCTGAGACCGCCGCCTCCGAGACGGGTTTGAGCTTCGGCGTCAGTGCCTTGCGGGTCTTCGACGGATCGGTCGCCTGCGCGCGCAAAGCATCGCTGGCCTCTGCGTCGATGCTGCCATCGCCGTGCAGCACGAGCCGTCCCGTCGCCTTGGCCTTCTGGATTGCGCCGCGCGACAGGCCGACGCGGGCGGCGTATTGGCGCTCGCTCAGACCCTCCATTGCGCGCTCCGATTATCATTCACAATCATGTGCTTATGTAGTTGATAAGCCTCCGCGCCAGAGCGAACGTGATCCTACGAAAACGATGCAACTCACCACGGAGCCGCCACGATGACCCGCCTGAACCCCCAGACAACGCCCCGCCACCAACTGCGCGCCGAGAAGGCTGCGCGGAACAAGGAGGCGGCGCTCAACGCATTCATCGGCAAAAAGGCCGAAATCGACGAGATGCTCGCCCGCTTGGCAAGCCTCAGCGACGACCATTTCAACGCCCACCCCAACGACGTGAATTGGGGCCATGTCGGCACGCTTGAGCATTACGCCAGCCTCCTGAAGCGCATCACCGACGGCGCCTTCATCGAAGGCGAGCACGCGGAATGAACGGAGCCAACGCCATGGAAACCAGCACCATCCGCATCGCCATTCGCGGCCTCAACGAGCCTTGGGACACGAGCCGCATCCCAGCGGTTCTCGACGAGATCGAAGCGTCGCTCCGAGACGACGCGAACGTTCCGGCGCGCCTCATCGCCGACAGCATGACCATTGCCATCGACGTCGCCACCGACCAACTGCCCGACGCCGCAGCGCTCCTGCGTGACCTCGGGCTTATCTGACTTCAGGTTCCCGCCCGAACTCCAGCCGCGCCGTTGCGCGGCTTGGGGTCGTAGAAGACCGCGACGGTCGCGGTCCGAACACGGAGACGACCCCATGACCAAGCTTTCTGACACCCAGACGATCATCCTGTCCCGCGCAGCCCAGAACGAAGACCGCATTGCCCTGCCGCTGCCTGACAGCCTTCGCGGCGGGGCCGCCGCCAAAGTGGTCGGCGCAATGCTCGCCTCAGGTTTCCTCGAAGAGGTCGATGCCGATATGCGCAAAGGCGAGCTGGTCTGGCGCGAAACGGGCGATGGCCACGGCGTCACGCTGGTCGCTACCGACGCAGGCCTCGCCGCCATCGGCATCGAGCCCGAGGACGCGAACACCGCGCCTGCGGGCGCGACGGACGCGCCGACCGAAGAGCCCGCGCCCGAGCCCCCCAGCGAAACCACCCCCGCGCCTAAGGCGCGTACGCCGCGTGAGGGCACCAAGCAGGCCACGCTGATCACTATGCTGCGCGCGCCGGACGGCGCAACCATCGAGGAGATCATGGCCGCGACGGGCTGGCAGTCGCACACGGTGCGCGGCGCGATGTCCGGTGCGCTGAAAAAGAAGCTCGGCCTCGAGGTCAACTCGGAGAAGGTTGAGAACCGGGGACGGGTTTATCGTATCGAGCGCTGATTTCGATCCGCCGCGCCGCTGAAGTCCCGACTATAGGGAAGCCGTCGCCTTGTCAGCGGCGGCTTCTTCGCTTTTACCCGGATCGCCTCGAACAGCCGCCGCAAGGCGAAGGAACGGCCGATCGACACGATGGTGAAGATGGCCCCCATCTTCAGGTTCTGCGCCAGAGTCGTGTGCAGCCCGAAAATCGGGAAGATAAGGATCTGGGTGGCGACCGCGACTCCGTAGCCGACAATCACATTGGCGACGGACTCGACCAGCGACATGGCGCGCGATTGCTTCATGCGGCCGCTTCGTCGTTCGCGGGCTGGCCCAGCCGCTCGGCTTTGGACTCGGCGAAGGTCCGACCGTCCCCATCGAGGATAGCCTCGCGACCGGTTTCGGCCTGCCAGCGTTCGACGGCGACATCGACATAAGCCGGGCTGATCTCCATCGCGAAGACGCGGCGGCCGTTGGCCTCGCCCGCCATGATCTGCGAGCCGGAGCCGCAGAACGGCTCGTAACAGAGACCGCCCCGCGCCACATGCTGGCGCATCGGAATGCCGAACGCGTCAAGCGGTTTCGGCGTCGGATGGTCGGGTCGGTCGTCCTTGGCAAAGCTCGGGAGCGCCCATGTGGAGGGCAGCGTTTCGTCTGCCACCTTCGGCGGGCGGTTCGGACGGCGCCAGCCCATGAAGCAGGGCTCGTGCTTCCAGAGATAATGCGAGCGGGTCAGAACCCCGCGGTCCTTCACCCAGATGATCTGCTGGTGCACGAAGGCACCAGCCTTTTCCCAGCAAGCCTCGAGCATCGCCTGGCGGCGCGAGGCGTGCCAGCAGTACCAGGCCGCATCGTCAGCGATGGCTTCGGCCACGGCCGCCGCGATGAAGCCGTCGTAGAGCTCCGCGCCCTGCGAGGAGTCGTCCCATGTGGTGCCGTAGGACGCCGACCAGTCCTTGTTTCGCGTCGGGTGGTTCGAGCCATCGTAGTCCACGAGATACGGCGGGTCGGTGGCGAACAGGATTGCCCGCTCGCCATCCATCAGGCGACGCACATCGGTGGCGCTGGTGCTGTCGCCGCAGAGCAGCCGGTGATCGCCAAGGACCCAGAGATCGCCGGTGCGCGAGGCTGGATTGCGCGGTGGTTCGGGGATGGTCACCGGCGGCGCGGAGCCCCCAGCATTACCGTCTTCACCGTCCCCCTCGGGCACGTAGGCCAGCAGCTTGTCCAGTTCACCATCGGAAAATCCGACCAGCGACAAGTCGAAATCCTCGGCCAGCAGATCGTTCAGTTCCGCCGACAGCAGCGCCTCGTCCCAGGTGCCGAGCTCGGTCAGCTTGTTGTCCGCGATCCGATAAGCCCGGCGCTGCGCCTCGGTCAGATGACCTAGTACGATCACCGGCGCGTCCGTCAGCCCGAGCTGCGTCGCGGCCAGAACCCGGCCATGGCCCGCGATCAACTCACCGTCTTCCGCGACGAGGCAGGGAACGGTCCAGCCAAACTCGGCCATGCTGGCGGCGATCTTGGCGACTTGATCCGCCCCGTGCGCCTTCGCGTTTTTCGCGTAAGGCTGGAGCTTGGCCAGCGGCCAGGTCTCGATCGCGTCCGGGGCAAAGCTCAAGGTCATGATGATCGGTTCGCCTCAATTCGGTAGAACCCTGGACTCCGGACACCGGCAGCCAGCCTGGACTCCGACAGGGATCCAGCGGCCACCGGACGTGTCCGGTTCCAAGAGTTTGTTTTGTTGTGTTTTTCAGCAGATCGCGGGTGGATGCCCGCTGGGGTGGCTTCCCAAAAAACCGGCCCTGTCGCTGGCGATATTGCGCGCTTCGCCCGCCAGCATACGAAAGCGGCCCGGAAGGAACCAAGAAATCAATGGGTTAGCGGATTGGACCCCGGCTGGACCCCTCGGTGGACCCCGGGGTCCAGCGGCGCGGGCTGTCCCGCGCGCGCCTCTCCCGAGTATATCCCTTTTCTACCCCCCAGCCGGGCTTTCTGTCTCATCGAAAACTGTCCGGCGGACACTTTCCTAGTAGCTGCGGGCGCTTACGCGCCAGCGGCCAGTTCGATCACGCGGCGCTTCGACATGTTGCGGTTGAACCGTCGCCTGTTGAGCGTGAGCGCGATGACAGAAATCCCGAATTGCCAGTGCTGGTGGGCTGCAGATCGCTGCAGACCGACCGCCCAGCAGATCTCCTTCCAGCGTTCGCCATGAGCCTTCATCCAGACGATCTTGCCATCGACAGGCTCGAGGCAGGCGGTCCAGGTCAGCGTCTCCTCCATCCGGCTGATCGCCTGCGGTGAGGGAAGCACGCGCATGGGCTTCGGCTCCTGGCCCACCTTGTCGGCAAAGCTGTAGACCATCTCGGGCCATGTGCTGAAGTAACCTTGCCTGCGCGGCTCTGGCAGGCGTTTCAGAACGAAGGCGGCTTCGGCGAGGCGTTCCTCCACTAGGTCGGGTGTCCAGTCCGTCATTGCGACACCTCCCGAACTCGTGGGCACTGCCCGTACAGCTTTTCGCCGAGTTGCCGGACCAACTCCCGCTCGGGCCAGGTCAGCCGGTCATCGTCAATGGCGACGGCCAGCAGGCCTTGTTCCTTCCAGCCGTCCCGTTTGACCTCATCGGGCTGGCGGCGGTGCCCGCCATAACCCTTGGGCGTGAAGCGCATACCGGTCATTGGAAATGCCCCC